AAGTGATCTGCCACGGGTGCTGAACGCCATCGGCGGACACGATGGTCTCACCGGGCGTCAGCTCCGCGAACTGGTTGAGTTTGGTCTCTACGACCACGAACATGGGTTAGCTCCAAGAGATGTAGACAGCACCGGCACCGCCGGGCTGAGGGACTGCGTAGACGCTTCCCGAACATGGGGAGTTCGCGCCTGCCGGGCCTGTGCCGCCGACAACGATTGTCAGCGTCTGCCTCGGTTGCACGATCAGTTGCTGTTTGGTGAATGTGCGGACTGCGCGGCCACCGTAACCACCAGCGCCACCGACGCTACGCGGGTTGGGGTTGTAGCCACCGTACTGGTTGCCACCGCCGCCACCGGCCGCGCCGCCGCCAGTGATGTTACTGTCGCCGTTGACCGCAGTGCCGTGAGCGCCACCCGCGCCGTCGTTCCATGTGAAGCTGCCGGTGTAAACGGCGGCCCCACCACCATCGCCAGCGTAGCCGATTACGCTCGCCCAGCCGGGGATGGTGACGTAGGACGCACCACCGGCTGCACCTGCGCTGCCGTACTGGACCGGAGGGTAGTAGCAGCCCGCGCCACCGCCGCCGCCACCAGCGCCACGAGCGTCGATGACGAACGTGTTGAAGTTGGCGGGGACGACGAGGCTGTAGGTGCCGGGCGAGGTGTAGCTGGCTGAGCCGGGAGTGATGGGGAACCCCCGCCACGGCAATCTGCGCCGCAGCGAGGGCAGGATCAGATGATCCATCAGCTATTCTTCCAGCCAGTCGCCTGCCACTGCGTGTGCGGCCCGACGTAGACGCCTGAGAAGACGACAGCCCAACCGTTGGCCGCCGTAGCGACAGTCGGTGCGATGCCATCGGGGAAGCGGATGTTGGTGTTCCAGCTCACCGAGCGACCGCCCGCGCCGTCTTGGATGAACACGATGTCCACCACCTGACCATCCTTCGGGTTGAGAAGGTTGACCGTGACGTTGCCGGTGAGGAGCACGCGGAAGCGCGAGCCGTTGTTGCAGTCGATGTTGATGTTGCCGGAGCCGCTGTTGCCGAAGTCGATGAAGGCACCCGCAGCCCACGCCTGATCGACGGTGACCGCGACGGAGCTGTTGCCCTGCCTGATCTGGGAGACGGTCGCGACGTTCTTGGTAGCCACATCACCGAGGGCTAGGTTGGTCCGCGCCGCAGGCACGTCCGTCAGGCCGCCGAGGTTGCCACTCTTCGTGAGCAGATTCGGTCCATCGACAGAGCCCGCAGAGAGCGCAGCCGCAGCAGCCGAGGCCGCAGCGTTCGTGGCGCTGGTGTTCGCATCGGACTTGTAGCCCGCGACGATGCCCTTGTCGGCAGCGACGGTGGCCTTGTCCTGCGCGACCGTGGCCTTATCAGCCGCGACCGTGCCCTTGTCCTGCGAGACCTGGGCCTGCCACGTGTTCACCGAATTGTACCAGCCCTGCACGGACGTGTACCAACCGTTGATCGTGTCCTTCCAGCCGCTGATGGTGTTCATCCATCCGAAGATGGTGTCCTTCCAGCCGCTGATGGTGAGCCGCTCAGCCGCAGCGTAGCCAGCGTCGGTGTCAGCCTGCGTGGCCGAGGCCGCCGCGTTCTGTGCCTGCTGGATCGCCTGCGCGAGCGTCGCGGTCTGCGAGGTGACCGCCCACTTCTTCGTGACCACGTCCTGATCGTTGATCGGGTCGGAGACGTTCGTGGCGCGTCGGCCGTTGAAGTCGTACTGGCCGTTCGCTTCGCTGACGATGATCGACTGCTCAGCGCGGTCGCTCGCCTCCTCGGCAATGAACAGCGCCTGCGTCTCCGCGAGCGTGAGGTTCTCGGCCGTGAGGTTGTTGGTGTTCTCAAACACCGTGAGCGGTGCCTTGTCAGTCTTGCGCTGCACGAGCAGCACAGCACCGGACGCGACGGCAGGCGACACGCGGATGAGAGCCGCATTGATCCAGTTCGGCGTCACTGCGACGCCGCCGGAGTAGACCTTTACGTGGTCCTTCGAGAGGTAGGGGAACGGCACAGAGAAGTCGGTCTGTACACCGTCACCCGGATAAATAACGTAGCTTGCCATTGTCCTTTGTTCGGGGAAGCGAGGGAGGTTGCCCTCCCCCGCGAGTTGTTACTTGGCTGGACGTTCGGGCTGTGACGAGATCATCGTCGAGAGCAGCGCCGAGGCGGGCATCCAGTTCTGGAACGGAGCGACGCGGGCGATCTGCCTGCTCTCCATCTGAGACCGCTGACGGCCATCCTTGATCGGCTGCACGACACCCTTGGCGGCCTTCGCGAAGTCATCCATGAGGCCGATAGTCGGCGACCCGAAGATCACGTCCGAAGCGTTGCCGGAGGTTCGTGCATCGAACACGGGGCTGTTGCCAGTGAGGTAGGCTGCGGTGTCCGTCGCCATTGGAAGCAGCGAGGACCAGCCGGTGTTCTGGAAAGCACCCAGCGCCATCTTCTCGGGGGACAGACGCTTCGCGAGGAAGTCTTCCTTGTCCGAGCGACCGACCGCCTGAAGCTGCATGCGAGCCGCGTAGGCGGCAGCGCCAGCTAGTAGCGAGTAGGTCATGACGTGGAACGAGGTCATGTCGCGCATGTGCATGTTCAGCATGAACTGCTTATTCCATGCGTTGATCGAGAAGGTGCGGAACTGGAAGAGCATCTGCCACAGCGGGCCCGAGGACCAGCGGTGCATGTTGCCGATGTCGTTCTCTTGGATGATCCGGCGCGACCAGCGGAAGAGTGCGTTCTCGAACGCCGCACGGGCTTCGAGGTCGCCCCACTTGTCGAGGTTCATCCGGGTCACCTTGCCGCTGAACAGGAGCCCATCTTCCTTGGTGAAGTGGGTGTTCACTTCCTTCGTGATGCGCTTCAGCATCGCGTCGGAGAGGCCGATGGAGGCCATGCGCTTCAGGTTGACCGAGGTCGGGTCGAGCGCCATGTCCGCGAACTTCTGCGCGATCACCTTCGCGGTGGTGCGCTGGAGCATCGTGTTGATGGTCGTCATGCCCGACGCCTCAGCCACCGCCATCTGTGCGAAGTCGAGGCCGTTGTCGAGCTTGCCCAGCTTGCCAGTCTCATGGAAGCCGAACTCGTCACTCTTGAAGAACTGCATGCCACGGAGCCGGTCGGTGCCGACGCCGAACGCTGCCTCCAACTCAGCCCCAAGGCCGTCGTTGAGGATCGAGCGTCCATCCGCAGTGACGATGCGCTTGAACGCAGGCACGTGCTGAAGGAACGCCTTCATGCCGAGCTGCGCCGGGATCATCGCCATTTCGGGTATCTGCGCCATACCGAACGAGCCGCCCTGCCGGAGGAAGTTGAACTTGCGGACACGCCGCAGCCAATCCGCCCACTGCCCCTGCTGTGCAGGATCAGGGCGACCGAGAGTGCGGTCGTAGAGGAAGTCCAAGTTGGCCGTGGCCTTCTTGATGTCGGCCGGGGACATCTTGCTGTCCGCCATCGACTGCACGAGCTTGTTCTTCACAGTGGCCCACTCGTTGTCCGAGGTGATGCCGTTGATCAGCATCTCGCCGGTCGTCGGGTTCTTAACGCGAACACGTGCCAGGGCGATGCGTCCGTTCATGTGACGGAAGTACATGTCCGAGAGCAGCTTCGCGTCGGTGACGGTGAAGTCGCTGAGCTTCAGGTCGCGCAGCTCACCGCTGTAGGTGCGGTAGCCACGCAGCGTGAACGTCTCGTCGAGCAACAGACGATGCTTCGCGCGAACGTCAGCGCCCGTCTCTGCGTTGAGGCGGACGGTGCCGAGCAGCTTGTCGATGCGCTCCTCGGGCACATCCACGTCACGGAGGATGTCCTTCAGGTGCTCCACGTCGAAGCCGGAGTGCATGAGGTTCATCGCCTCATCGATCCCGTTGGCCTTGTTGCGGAGGCGCTTGACGGTGCCCTCTGCGATCTTGTCGAGGAGGTCTTCGTCGATCCAAGTCTGGGCCGACTTCATCGCGCCCTTGAACCAAGCCTCCAGTCCCTTCTGACCGACGCCGTGGGCGACCGCCTCGTCGAGGAGCTGGTTGATCTTGTGAGCGTCGTAGATACGCATCATGTAGTTCGGGTTGCTGGGCGTCTCCTCGAAGCCCTTCACGGGCCGACCGACGAGCCCTTCACGACGCAGCGGGTTCTGCGCGTCGAGCAGCTTCTCGCGGTTCATGGTGGCGATGTGATCGCCGAGCCGCTTCACAGCGGGATGCCAGTCGAGCGTCGGGTCGGTGTTGCGGATGTAGGAGGTGACGAGGTCGTTGAACTCCGCACCGCCCGTGAGGCGGCCGAGCTTGTAGCCATTGTCCTTCGCCCACTCCGATGCAGCCGGAGCCCACATCTGGTTGAGCTGAGCGATGTCCTTGCGGTGGAACAGCTCCATCTCCTCGGAGGCCGAGAAGGTGTTGATGCGACCGTCCGCGTTGGCGACACCGTCCTCGCCCAGCGCGCCGCCGAGCAATCGGGTGTTCGCATCGGGCACAGTCTTGAGCTGGCCCACGCTGTCACCCCGGCCGACCTTCACGCCAGCGATCTTGTCCACGGTGTAGGGCGCGTCAGCGTCCTGCGTGGCAATGAAAGCCTTGTCGTTGAGGAACGGCATGTTGGCGTTGGGGTTGCCCGCAGCGCCCATCGAGTTGGGGCTGGTGTGCGAGCTGGTGCCTTCGAGCTGCTGCTTCATGGACTGGCCGAGGTTGGCCATCTTCATCGCTTCCTCAGCCGTGGCCGGGTTGCGCGAGATCAGTCCGTAGGAGCCGCCGAACAGTGCGCCCATCGCAGCGGTCATCAGGAGGCTGTGCTCCTCGCCGCTCATGTTGAGCCGCCGCTCGCCGAGTTCGAGCCCGACGTTCGCAGCCGCGCCCGCGCCTGCCTGAGCGACTACGCGCCCAACCCGGCCTGCGCCGACTGCCGCAGCAGCCACGTCACCGAGACCACCAGTCGCGACGCCGACGCCCAGAGAGACCGGGTCGAGCAACGTCGTGGCGAGCTGGAGGGCCGTGCCGGTCCATCCCGCGTCAGACAGGTGCTGCTGCGCGACTTGGTCACGCTGCGCCTGCTGGGCGATGTAGACGGCATGGTTGGCGGACACCGCGCTCTCGAAGCGGGGCATCATCTCGGGCGCGAGGCCGTACTCCTTCTGGAGCGAGGTCTGCACCTCCGGCGTCATCACGAAGGATGCGTCGGGAGTGAAGTGCGGGTTGTTCTGGAGCAGCCGCGCCGTGATCGAGGACTGGCTGATCGCGTCCGCCGTGGTCTGATACCAAGGCATCTCACGTTCACGCTTGGCCATCGCCTCGTTCTGCGTCATCACCTCAGCCTGCGTTGTCGCGGGCGGTGCAGGCTTGAAGTCCTGCGCGGTGCGCTGAGCGCCGAAGTCGAGGCCGGGGGCGCTGGCGTAGTTGGTGTTGCCGTCGATGTAGGACGACAGCTTGCCGTAGACCTGAGCGACGCTGCGAGGCGTGCCGTTCTTCTCGTAGAAGATGCTCTTGTTGTAGGAGGCTTCCTTGGGGAACAGCTCCACAGCGTTGGCGCTGGGATTGCTCTCATACGCCTTGACGAAGTTGACAGCGCCCTGCCCGCCCATGAAGTGGGAGATGTACATCTCGCCGTCCTTCGGAGCGCGGCCCATTTGCTTCGTGAACAGCGCGTTGTTCTGGCGCATGTACTCGGCCGCCATCAAGGCGTTGGCGCGATTGTCGGTGACGGGCGTCGTCGTCGGCAGGCCGTAGACCGGGCCGTACTTGGTGATCATGTCTGACCACGTGCCATCGACGAACTGGAAGAGACCCTTCGCGGAGCCCTTCGGGTTGGCGAGGTTGCGGCCGAAGTCGCTCTCCTGCTTGGCCGTAGCCATGAGCACGCTCACTGGCACGCCAGCCCGCTGCGCCGCCTCTTCAATGTGGCCCTTCACGTCCGCAGGGACGGTGACAGGCTTCACGCCAGAGCGAGCTTCAGCGGTCTCGATGTGCCACGGCTCGTGCGCCATTGGGAACGACAGGCCGTACTTGGCAGCGTTGTCGTGCACATACTTCTCGACGGCGGGGTTGCCGTAGCCGAGGTCAGCCGCGAAGCCGTGGTTATGGTTCGAGCGGCCGGGAGGCGCAGCCCACTTGCGGGCCTCTGCCTCGGAGCCGTACTTGGCGACGGCTTCCTTATAGATTTGCGCTTGCCGCTCGACGGAGCGGTAGCCAGAATTGATCTTGAGCCCGTCGCGAATGTCTTGCGGGGCTTCGGTGATGAGCCGCGTCAGCCGTTCGGCCAACGTGTCCTGCATCCCGTTGAGGTGCGACAGGTCTTTGCCTTGGGCCAGGAACGGCGTCAGCGACTGCACAGAGGTGGTCAGCGTAGGCATCGCCTGCTGCTCGTTCGCTGCCTTCGGAGCCTCGGGCTGCGCGACGACGGGCGTCTGCTGTTCGAGACCCTTGGCGAGCGCCGGGTCAACCTCGGGGGCAGTCACGACAGCGTCGGGAGACGGAGCCGGTGACGGCGCGGGTTGCACCTCGGGCTGCGGCAGATCGGGCTGCACAACGGGAGTTGCGGGAGGAACGGCGACACCCTCGGGTGCCCAGCCGTCCATCATCAGTTCATCCATGAATGGTTCCTAATGGGCGCAGGAGGAGCCTCAGCTCCCCCTCGCCTGTTGAATGGTTAGTGCTTACCCATGCGCGGGTTGTGAGAGCGCAGTAGGTTCTGGAAGAAGTCCTCGAATGCCTTCGGAGGGACTGCCTCGGTGATCGAGCGCGGCATCACCACTTGCGGTGACAGCGCCGGGCCCGTCGTCATGCCGGGATCAGCCGGTGCGAGGGCCGCCTTCTCTGCTCGCTTGGCGGGCGAGAGTAAGCGGTCGGGTGTGGATCGCAGCTTGTCCTGCTCAGCCGTGATGGCCGACTGCTGGTTCTGCTGCTGCGACTGCTGTATCTCGTCAGCCTTCGCTGCATCCTTCTGCTTCTGCAAGCCGAGGAGCATGGGCATCGAGATCGTCGCGGGCACCGTGCGACCACTGGCGTCTCGCGCGTAGAGCGGCTTGCCGCCCTCCTGCGATGCGTCGATGATCCTGAAGGTGCCACCGCCCATCGGTTCGATGGACAGGTCAGTCGGCTTCGAGACGTGGTTGGCGTCACCGTACTGCTTGTGGAAGTGCTCCAAAGCGCTCTCGATGTTGCCCTTGAACTGCGGCGGCGGGAGCCAGCCGGTGTCCGCGACCACGTGACCGTTGATGTAGACCGAACGCTTCTGCACGGTATCGACAGCGGCCTTCACGGCGTCGTCGAGGTTCATGCCGGGGATGCGGGTGTACAGGGTCGCCACGTCGAGGACGCGCTTCTGCAACGCTCCGCTGTTCTTGGCGTCGCTGTTGACGAACGGCATGTAGCTTGTCCAGCCACTGCCGAAGTCCATCGACTTCACCTTCGCCTCAACGTCCTTGGCCCGCTGAGCGCGGACGGCCAGATCGTTCTCGTTGTCCGGTGTGCGGATCGCGGAGGCGGCCATGTCGAGGGCCTCATCAGCGTTCTTCCCGAGCTGCTGACGTGCAGCCGAGTAGACCTGATAGAAGTCCGTGGTGTTGCTGTCCAAGCCCAGCGTATTCTTCACGTAGGGATGGTTGGCGCTGTCCATCTCCATGAACTTCTCGCCAGCGGCCATCGCGGCCTGCCGGGTGACCGGGTTGGTCAGAGCCTGCGGGTTGGCGAATGCCTTCGGCGGGCCGGTGAGCATCTCCTTCCACGCGGGGTTGGCGATGTTGTTCGCGGTGAGGACCGACCACTCGCGCTGATACTGGAGGTCGGGCGTCTCTTGGCGCGAGGCCGCGAGCTGCTTGCTCCACGTCAGCCAGTCGTTGACTGCCGACTGCTTGACCTTGTCCACGTTGATGGTGCGGTCGCCGTTAGCGCGGTCGTAGGGGTTCTTGTAGGTGGCGTTGTTCATCGTCCACAGCGAACCGTCCTGCCGCTCCATCGCCGACTTCACATTGGCGACGGCCTGCGTCTCCATCGTGTCGTCGAACTTCTTGGTGAGCGTGGCGCGAGCCGTGTCCCTGATCTGCTGGATGTCAGCAGCGTAGCGCGGGTTAGCGCCGAGGGCCGGTATCTTCTCGCCGTCCTTGCCGACACGATCAACGCCGAGCGCGTGAACCACAGACTCGACCGAGTTAGGGTCTGAGGCGCGGTTGCGCAGCACGTTCATGAGCTGCTGGTCGAGCTGATCGTTCTTCAGGAACTTGTTGTTGCCGAGGTCGAGGTAGACGCCCCTCACCTTCTGCTGGGTGACCTCGGGGCTGTCGCCAGCCGTCTGCTCGAACATCTTGTTGAACTGATCGTAGGCCACGCCTTCCTGCTTGCGCGTGAACGCAGCGGAGCGCTGTTCGAGCTGCGCCTTCATGAGCGCATCACGTGCACTCTCAACGCGCTGCTGGTAGCCCGACATGCCAGCCTTGGAGGACTGGAACGTGCCCGGCATGCCCTGCATGTCGTCCTGCGCGGCCTTCGTGATGTAGTCCTCAATGTTCGTACCTGGCCCCTCAGCCGACAGGTCGATCTGACCCGTCTTGATCTGCTGCTGGATGCCCTGCACGAGCCGCTCGCCGTATGCCTGCCCGGCGTTCTTCTCGACCATCGCACGGGCGAACGGGTCGGCGAAGTTGGGCATGGTGCCGTTCTGGACCCGCTCGATGGCCTCGTCACGGGTCATGCCCATGATCATCTTGTTCGCGCGAGCGCCCTCGATCTCAGCCTGCTGTTTCTTCTGCGCGGCCATTGAGGCGGTGCCGAAGCTGCTGAGCTGGGTGTTGAAGGAGCTGAGCGCGTCAGCGAGGCGCGTCAGGTCGGTGTTGATCGGGGCCTGAGCGGCACCCGTGAAGGTGTCGCCCGGCAGACCCGGAGGTTGGAGCGCGACCGGCCCTTCGATCTCGGGGGCCTGTACTCGTCCACGTGCCATTAGAATGCCATCTCCTGTGCTAGACCGGCTGTGCCAGCCTTGGCCATTGAGCCCATACCGCTGGCGATGCCGCCGACGATACGAATTGCGGCGTCAGCGAACGAAGGCTCACTGGCCTGCCGCACGCTGTTGATCCGCTGCTCAGCCTGAGCGCGGGTGCTTTCCATCTGGGCCCGCATGTAGTCGCGGTCCATTTCGTAGTTCTGATCGATGCTGTCCACGCGGCGACCTTCGCGACCGTAGTAGTCGTCGATCAGTGCATCCACGGACAAGCCGGTGACGCCACTCTCGCCTGCCGCAGCCCACGCCGTGCCTCGCGCCTTGAGCGCTGAGATGTGGGTCTCCTCGACCTGCTGAGAAGCTGCGTTGCGCTTCTGGATGATCGAGTTCTGCTCGTTGGCATACTGGTTGACAGCAGCCATCTGTGCGGCGCGAGCATTCGCAGCGTAGTAGGCGTTCTGATCGTCAGCGGCCTTCTGCTGTGCGGCGTAGCCGACAACCGCAGAGCCGATGCTGCTGATCATGCCCAAGATCGGAGCGAGCGCTCCTAGTGCCATTACGCACATGTTTGTTTCATCCTTGCGAACTCGTAGAAGGGGACGCTACGCGCACCCCAATGCTCGATCCTGCGAAGGAAGGAGAAGCCGAGCCACTTGAGCCAGCGATGATGTAGGGTGTTGCGAGCATCCACCATGTTGGTGATGATCGGGTATGTGTCGTTGAGCGCCCAGACGAAGGGGCGGCTCTCGGTGAGAAACTCACGCTTGTGGTTGTTCACCTCCCCCGTCGAGACCATCCATACGATGCCGACTTCGGGGATTGTTGTTGGGTCCGCTCCGAACACGCCGACCGGGAGGCCGTCGTTACGGTGGAATGTCCACACGTCTCGACCGGCCCCCACGGACTGAGGCAGGACCAACTCCGGGGGCATGCCCACCGTAGCGTCGCACTCTTGGCGATCAGCCTGCCTCAGATTCTTGGCGATGTACGTCACGTCTTCCAGGGTCGCGCGTTGCACGTATCCCACTAAAGCTCTCTTGCCTTCTCGTTGTGGACCCCAGTCCATTCCGCGTTGATGAATGCCGAAGGCATCCAGCTATCCGACACAAGATCGATGGTGACCCTGTCGTTGCGTGACATGAGGGGCACGTTGAACTTGCCGGTTCTCAGCGGGATGTGACCGAGGACGTTGTTGGCGTCGCCCAAGGTGCGTCCAGTGAAGTCGTACTGGTACGTTGATCGCCCCTCGGGAGTGACCTCGACACGGAAGTATGCCGAGTTGTTGTAGGCCAGCGTCATCTGCTTGAGCTGCAAGCGACCGGACTGCACAGCGGTGGTGCCACCGTTCGCCGACTGCTGCCGGAGGAAGAACCGCGAGAAGCGGTAGCGCCTCTCATAAGGCTCACCGAACCACACCTTCGCTGTCCTCGTGTCGCCCCTCAGTGCCACCTGAAGTCCATCCGTGCTGATCACAGCGACGGGCAGCTCAATGGCAGGAAGCGTGGAGCCTCCGGGGGACGTGACCGCCGTGATGTTCGCGGACGGCATGTAGGGCAGCGTGTAGACGGTGTAGTTGAAGGCCGCGCTGTAGGTCGGAGCCGGGAGCTGGTCGGTGTGCACGCGGCGATCCAGATGGACTAGGAAGCCTAGGCCCTCGTCGAAGGCGTTCGGCTGCATCCTGATCTTCTCCAGATAGACACCATCCTCGCGCTTGCAGACCACGTAGAGATTGCTCTCGATGAACTCGATGTTGAGTATCTCGGGGTTGCCGGGGAGCGTCCACTTCTGCCACGCAGCTTGCAGCCGCTGCCCGTCCGTTGAGACGTAGTAGCGGTAGATGAAGATGCGCGTCGGGTCGCTGGAGCACAGCAGGGCCAGGACACTCTCGTTGGAGGTGCCTGCCATCTTGAACGCGCCCTTCGGCACATAGGCCGGGACGTGTGCCGTGATCTCCGAGGCCGCCGCAGTCTGCGAGGTCTTGTCGATGGAGTATTCCCAGAGCGACATGTAGTCGCCTCGCCGGGCCGCGAAGAAGATCGACTGGCCGATGCCCACAGGGCGCACCGTGCCGTCACAGACGTACTCAGTCTGAGGCTTGATCGAGACCGTCTTCGGCGTGAGCAGATCGTTGCCCCCGACAGAGAACTGCGTCTGCTCCGAGAAGAGCACGAGCTGGTCCTGATAGGGCACCGCATGCTTCAGCAGCGAGACCTTGACGTGCGATGCGCCAACGTCGATGGGATCGTCGTCGAGGATCGCGGTCGCGGTCGTGCGGTAGAAGTCGAAGAACGAGCCGTTGCGCGACATGATGTTGTTCTCGCCCGACAGGAAGCCCAGCCGGTTGCGATGGAAGAACACGTCTTCGATGTAGTCGCCGATGAACGACGGGTCGGGATGCTCGATGCTGTCGCCGCACTTGCGCGGGTCCCACTCGATCTCGTCGAAGGTGAACGTGCCGTCCGCCTCAGAGATCAGAGCGTGCGGCATCGTGGCCGCCTTGATGTACAGCTTCTCGCCGGGCTTGGGGCATTCCTTCCAGACGCCGGGCCCGTCAGAGCCCTTCTGGAATTGGACGTAGTAGTTGTCGCCCGCCGTGCCCTTGTCGCCCACCACTTCGATGGTGAAGCCGTCAGGGCCGAACGACGGCAGATCGGAGAAGCGCTGCACGCGCCCCTTCGCCGCCTTCATGGCGTTGCCGTTGTATCCGTCCTGCACTTCGATGTTGAAGGCGGTGCCCAGCTCATGGAAGATGTGGATGGCGTTCTGGTAGCGGTTCGCGTGCCAGCCACCGGAGTTGAAGCCGTTGGCCGTCAAGCTCTCGTCCAGCTTGTTCGCGATGAAGACCGTGTCGATGTACGCAGCCTCGGAGGCCACGTCGCCGTCAGGCGTCTCATACGATGCCGCGAGAGCGCCGTTGATGTAGATCGCGTAGGTCTTGCCGTAGTTGCCCGCCAGCACGTTGACGAGCGCCTCGGGCTTCCTCAGCGGGAAGACTTCGGTGTCCATCGCGGTGGCAACGGTGGTGTTGGTGATGAAGGTGTAGTCGGCCACCGTGATGCCACGGAGTGTCGAGGCGTCTGCGCCGTCGATGTAGCCGAAGCCACGCGGATAGAAGACCTCCCTCTCCTCGCCGAAGAAGTCGAACACACGCAGGATGCCATCCTCCGGGTCGAACACCACGAGGTACTTCTCGTTGATGTCGCGGTTGATGATGTGCGTGAAGACCTTGGGCGGGAGCGTATCGAGTATCTTCGCGATGTGCTCAGTCGGTGGGCGATCCTTCAGGCCCTCGACGATGGTCGAGTAGAAGTTGTCCTGGCTGTCGGCCTGCGTGGGCAGTCGAAGCGCTGGGGCCTGTTGGGATACGCCGTTGACGAGGTTGGGGATAGAACCTGTAACGGGCTTGGTCATTTACCTGAAGCGTCCGTGGGCGATGCGCCGCACGGTCGTTGATTGGAGGACGTTGCTCTCGGAGTTGTCGCACTCCTCTTGTAGGAGGATCGACCACGCCTTCAGCACATCCATCTCGTTGATCTGGTGGGAGCCGCCATCGCCGATGGTGCGGTTCTCGAACTTGCGCCCGGCCGCCTGAGAGATGTAGCGGCGGGCAGTCTCCGGCAGCTCCTCGAAGGAGTACAGGAAGACGATCTTCACAGAGACCTTCTTGCCGATGTTGTAGGTCTTGTTCGTGCGATCCCAGAGCTTGCCGCCGCGAACCACGTAGTCGAGCTGCGGGTCGGTCGGATCGACAGAGACGGTGTTCCGAGGGACGATGATGTTGCCGTCGATGTCGGGCGACAGCATCAGGTTCTCTTCGGTGTTCCAGTCCCAGCCACGGGTCTGCACGTCCCGGCTTTCACGCCGGAGTATCTGCATGGCGATCTGTGCGTCAGCAACGCGCGATGCCTCGTCAAGGGAGGCCACCGGGCTCTCCGAGATCAGTGAGAGCATGTCGTTGATGGCCTCAAGCTCCGTCATGGGAGCGAGCGCAGTGGTATCCATTGGGGTCCTTATGCAAAAAAACCGAGGACCCGAAGGTCCCCGGCTGTGGTTGGAGGTGTGTGGTGAGGGGGCGGCTAGTCCCCTCGTTACGTGTTAGAGCCCTACGCCACACAGCAAGGGGATTAGCCCTTGTAGAGTTCGACCGCGCACTCGGGGCGCAGCCAGTCGTGGCCGACCGCGTACTTGGCGACCATGAAGGTGCCCTGACGGCGGGGCTCGTACTGAGCGTCCATCGCGAGGTCCATCAGCTTGACGGTGCCAGCGGCCATCTTGTGAGAGATGAGGCCGACAGTCGTGCTGAAGTCAGCGCGATACTTGGAGTGAACGGCGGTGTTGGCCGTGTCGTTCGCGCCGGGGACGTTGTTCGACTTGACGATCGGGAAGCCAGCGACGGTCTCCAGCGTGCCCTGACCGAGGTCAGCGCCGGTGTTGCCGTAGAACTTGTTCACGAGCGTCGGGTCCTGCGCCATGATGTAGAACTGGGCGGGACGGAAGAACGCGGTGCGATCCTGAGCCGGGACGTTCTTTTCGTCCAGCTTCTGGGCCGCCGAGAACAGGGAGGTGCGGAGCACGTCCTTGTCGGTGTCCATGTTCACGTTCGAGATGCGGGTGCCGCCCGGACGCGAGGTCATCGGGTTGGCAGCGCGGGCTGCGAGCGCGATCACGCGGGCGACGTTGGTGTCGAACGCCTGCGCCAGCTCACGACCCAGCTCCTGCGAGTAGGGACCGCGAACGTCGTAGTGGTTCATCGCTTCGTCGATGTTGGCGATGAAGGTGTCGGCGATCAGCAGATCGTCGATGGTGATCACCTTCTCAGCGTGGTCGATGACGGTGCCATCGATCCACTGACCCGGCGTGTGGTAACGGCTCGAAGCCTTACCGATCAGCGGGAACTGAGCGGACTTGCCGCTGGTGATCGCACGGATGAAGTGCTTATCCGTGAAAAGCGTGGTGCGCTCGAACTCGGTGAGGACTTCACCCGAGAACACCTTGAGGAACATGGCCAGCGCATCGCCGGTATGGTTGATCTGGCCGGTACGGGACACAACAGTGTCGGTCATTTGGTAGTCTCCAGTGTGGATTGAGGAAATGGCCTCGAACCCGACATCGGAGGACGCACGAGGTTATTCGCCTCAGCGCACCCGCAGGTGCACCGTAGGTCGAGCCAAATGGTCTCGTGATGTTCGGTGGTCTTGGACCTGAACGCCGCCTAGATAGGACAGCACGTTCTTCTCACACTGGTAGGAAGACCCGCGCGTACCCCTTTCGGGGCAGAGGCGCTGGCCATGTTGATCAGTTCTCGAACACTTCGCGTTGAGCGTCGTAGAAACCAATCAGTCGTTTGCCGCAAGCTGACTTGGCAGCTTCGGACTTCTTCAGGTCACCGATCAGGCGGACGATGTCACGCTTGGTCAGGGTGTCCTGCTTCGGCGCAGGGACGATGCTGTTGAAGCACGTCACGATGTCGCCGGGGATGGGAGCGAGGCTTGGAGAGCTAGTGCTTCCAGAGGTTACGCAGCCGCCGAGTGTCATCGCGATCAAGACAAACGGTAGGAGCAGTTTTGCTTTCAGCGTCACGAATTGCGCTTTCGAGTTTGTCAATCGTGGCGGACTGGAGCGCGGCCTTGCCAGCGTCTGCCTTCGCGGCAGCGTCACGGGCTTCGAGCTGCTTGCGCAACACGACAACCTGGGCCTTGGCTTCGGCAGCATCGCACAGCGCGTCACGGGCCTTCCAGCCACCGGCAGAGCCAGCGAGGAACGCAATGACGATTGCGATGCTCAGTCCCTTGAGATTGAACAGGGAGGAGATGGAGAACATGTCAGCTTCCGGTGATGAGTGAGACGAGGCCGAGGAACGCGACCACGACTGCGAATGATGCGAAGATGTGCTCGAACATCAGGCGTGGTTGTTGTGCCGATACCAGACCCAGAGCGCGAGGCCAGCCACTGCGGATGCAGCGACGATGGCGACGATCTTCCAGTCGATGCCTGCCATGAAGGACAGCATCGGTGCGGCTGAGGTGGCGGTGGCGATGGTCTTCTCGACCGTGCTGGTGGGTGGCGTTGCCACGTCCTGCGCCATCGGGGTTTCGTCTTCAGCCTCTTCCTGTGGTGCCACGCCAGTGATGGCGGGCTGGAGGATTTCGGCATGCTTGGTGGCGATCCACATCGCGCCTTCGGCCTTACGGCGGCGGACGAGACCGGCAAGCTGCACGCGGCCCTTCTTGGTGGTGGCCATCGTGTACTTCATCAGCTCGCTGGGGACGCAATCGTAGTCGCCCTTGTTGAGCTTGCGGAGCAACGTGCTCTTCTGGAGAGCGCCGATGCCGCAGTTGTAAGCGAACGACACAAGAGCGTCGAACTCGCTTTGGGTAAGGCGGACCTTCACGAGGCGCTTCACAGCGTTCTCGTAGCCCACGAGAGAGCGACGCAGGATGTCCAGCGCCTGCTCTTCCGTGATCTTCAATCCCTTCACAACACGCGGCTCGACGCCGTCCATGTTGGTGTGGCCGTAGCCAATCGTGAGGACCCCTGCCGGACAGTAATAGGCTGTCAGGAAGAGGCCCTCGAACGACTTGATCAGATTGAGGCCAGCCTTCGAGATGTGAAGGTGGTCGTTCATTGTCCTTAGAAGTTGGAGCGCATGGCCCGCTGTTCGATGGACTTGGTGTATGCCGGGTCCTTGCCGTAGCGCGGGTCCTTCATTGCCTTGGTCATCTCGAACGTGGAGCCGAAGCCCGCGTTGCTGTCGCCGATGGAGCCGTCGCCGCTGATCAGGTTCGGGGCAGAGCCCTTCGCCTTGACGAAGCGTGCCTTCAGGCCATCGACAGCGAGCGACATCGCATTGAAGTCGCCGGAGCCCATCGCCTTGTTGTAGGCGTTGACCTCCTGATCACTCAGGTTGGAGCCCGCCCACTGCATCATCGCAGCGTACTGGTCCTTGCCGCCCGCGACCTGATGGACTTGGTTCTCGACGTTCTGAAGGCGAACCTTCTGGCCTTCGATGAAGTCGTCAACCAGCGTCCGCGCGTTCGGGCCGAACTGCGCTTCGAGTGCCTTGGCGATCTCCGCACGGCCCTTCTCGGACACGTCTCGGGTCTCGTTGAACTCGGCTTGCCATGACGTAACGTCGAGCCCGGCGGTCGCTACTGCGTCGCTTGCGGCTCGTTCGGCCTCGGTCTGCGGAGCCTTCTCTGTCCCTTCGGCAGGCTTTTCACTGGCACTGTCGCTGGGTTTGCGGAGTTTCGCGAGTTCCTGCTGGGTGCGGGTGAGTTCTGCTCTGGCGTCGTTGCTTGACTTGACGAAGTCTTCGACCGAGTTGAAGTTCGACGGGAGCCACTCGGGGCGAGCGGGATTGGACCCGTCACCAGTTGGGGCGGGGTTCGTTGCTTGCGCATTGATGTCCTTGCTGGGGTCCGCAGCCGGAGCCTCAGCGCCGGTCGGGGCCTGCTGGAAAGAGACCGAAGCGGTGCTCAAATTACAGCTCTTCGATCTTGTTGCCGTGCACGTCGGTCGAGACGTTCTTCGCGGCGGGGATCACGTTGATTGCTGCGGCATCGACAGTGCCCTCCTCGATCTTCACCGAGGGGGCTTCTGCGACGACCTCAGCCTTGGGGGCTGCTTTGGTCATTGTTACCTTGCTGTTGAACGGCACCCTTCACGACCTCCTTGCCCATGCCTCCAAGTTGCTGGAGCGCCTGTGGGCCGAGGTTCTGAACGAGTGCTTGGAGTTGCGCCATCTGCTCTTCCTGAGCGATGACAGTGTCGGGCTTCACGAGCCCACCTGTGTCGATGCCATAGGCGGCAGCGGCACGCTTGATGTACTCAGTCGGCTGGAGATAGCGGAAGGCGATCTCGGGGCCGAGTGTCTGAACGATGTCTGCCGTGAAGGCACGGAGGTTGCGGAGGTCGATGCCTCGGCCGATGGCGGCCATGCCGGTGGTGATCGTCGGCTTGACGAAGCCCTTCGGCAACGGCGGGACCTGACGAGCACCCTCCATGCGGTCCTCGAAGAGGAGCACGACAGGGAGCTGAAACTCAGCAGAGAGGAGCGCGTACATGCCACCGAGGGCATCATCCAGCTCCTGCGCCATGTACTTGATCTCTTCCGCAGTCACTCGATCAGCCTGCCGTTGGACGGCAGTGTTGAGGAGGAATGCGTAAGCGAGGCGCTGTGCGATCTCCTGCGCTTGCTTCTGCGCGACACCGAGGTCGGCCTGCTTCTGCGCTTGGATCACTGTCACGTCGTCAGCGTTGCCGACTGCTACGTCACCGTTCTTCGCCTTACTAACGACCTTCACCGAGGTGACGCCGTTGGGCTTGACTAGGAAGACGATACGGGCCGCAGCAGCGGAGCCTTCGACCAGCGTCTCAGACAACCCTTCAAGGCTGTCCAGATCACCGAGGAACTCCTCGACGTAGGAACGGCCGTAGTCCTCGCCGGGCTGCGTTGCGAGACGCAGGACGAGCCACGGGCAGCGGTCCACGGGATACGAACCTTCAGTGCCCGGCAGTTTGGCGCCAGCGCACTCTTGGTACACTTCCCATCCATCAGGGCGACGGATGATGTGCGTGTAGAGTTCTGCGCTCTTGTCCTCGGAGCCGTGCTGTTTCTTGCTGTCAGCCTTGACGGCTTCTGCAATGACATGCGGGAGAACGGTCGGGGAGACCATTTCCTTCACGATGATTTCGAGGACGTTGCCAGAGGCGTCGCGCTTCACCACGAACTGGTCGAGGCGGAAGCCACGGACGCGGCCCTTCGGGGGCACGTGAACGAGGAAGTTACCGGACACAAGCAGATGCTGGAGCGCCGTGCTCGCGTTGAGACGCATCTGCGCACCTTCCATCTCATCGAGCGTGGCGCGTTCGCGTGAGCTGAGCGCCTTCTCGACTTCGCCTCGCATGTCATCCTTGCCAGTGAGTTTCTGGAGCAGGAAGTCGTCGATGCTGTACTTGAAGAAGGTGGTGTTCGGTGGGAAGAGGCTCAGCAGTAGCTTCGCTGAGAGGGTCCTGATGCCGCGAGCCCCTAGGGACTGGTATGGCGTCGGCAGGGTCGTGCCTGCCGTCATGCCTTCGGGCGGCATCAGGTATGGGACGGTCAAGGTCGCGCAATCTCGAGCCCGCTGTAGGAACGGGAGCCGGAGGCTTTCGAGTTGGAGATAGCGAGACTTCGCCGAGCCCTGTTCGGGTTCTGCCATTAGGTCGGGATGTTCAGCCCGGTGCCCGATGGGGGCACGCTGGTGCCGCTACCACCCTTGCTGCGCTTGATGCGGAGCGAAGAGACGCCGCGATCAGTGGGGCTGCTATCGGTGGTCGTTTCGTCAACGGTCGTGGTCTTCGGCGCATTCTGGATGGCCGTCTGTCCGTTGTTCGGGTTGGCCGCTGCCTGAGACGGGAGCGGAGTGGTTGCTGGCGCGGATGATCCGCCGCCGCCCATGCACATGAGCGCTCCTTACGTTGGGATGTTCAGGCCACTGCCGCCACCCCCAGGCGCAGAGGCGGTGCCACTGGCACGCTTGCGATTGCGGGTGATGAGGAGTGACGACTGAGCCGACGACTGCTCCGGCGAGGTGCCGTTGATGTCGCCGCTGGGTGTGGTCGGGACGGCTGCTGTTGAGCCGCCCGGTGTTGTTGTTGGCGTGGTGCCGCCGCTACTCGGGCTGACGCCCAAGACGCCGGGAAGGTTCGGGTTGTCCAGCACTCGCTGTGCGACGCCGCCTCCTCCGCTTCCGCCTCCCCCACTACACATTAGGTGGGGATGTTCAGGCCGCTGCCGCTTTCGCTGCTGGCCGAGCTGGTGGAGTTACGCTTGATGAGGAGGGAGCTGCGACCGCGCCGCGAGTTGGCGACGTAGGTCTTGGCATCCTTCGCGTCAGTGTTGCTCTCGTTGTAGACGGGAGCGCTGGGAGTGTCAGCCGGAGGCGGCGGCGGTGGAGCCGGCGTCTGGGCTGGGGGTGGAGATGATCCGCCGCCGAAGCACATGGTTGTCTGTCTCGATCTGATCCTTGGCCCTGATCAGGTGCTCGATGACCTCGCGCCGACCCCACGCGCGTTCGACCTCACTGTAGGCCGAGCCAACGGGAGGGAGCGCATCGGGGAACACCGCGTTCAGGTAATTGATGATGTCGTCGGAGATGTCCGGTACGGGAACCTCGACGGGCTGTTTAGGGCGAGACTGCAACCCAATTGTTTCGTCAGTCTCGGGTGCACCTCGGTTGAGCCGTGCCACTATTCTGTCACCTTTCGTAATGCCTTCGCTGCTTTCCAGCCCAGCTCTGCCCGCTGCACGGCGAGCGCCGCCTTGGGGCTGGGCCGGTCGGCCAGTGCGGACTTCGCGTCGCGCACGGCCTTCCTAGCTGCGATGATGGGGTCATCGCGGAACGGGTTCACAGGTCGAGGTTGCCTTCGAGTTCGTTGATCCGCACTTCGGCGTAGCGGATGGTCTTGCGCAGATCGGTGATCTCCGACTGGACCTCATCCATGCCGTCATAGGACTTCGAGCCTGCGCGGCAGGCGTACTTGATGATGTTGCCCCGCCAGAACTCCATCTTGTTGCGCTGGATGAAGGTGAGCGGCTGGATCAGCCACTTCGTGTAATGGGAGGGACGGACGACCGCGTCAGACGCGGCGGAAGGGGCTTGCTTGGGTTTGCGGCTCATTGGTCCTTGTTGTTGAGGTGATCTGGCCAGCCCTTGGTGTCGATGTCGTAGGGGCAGGCTGGGCAGCGCTGCACCACCGTGCGGTGGCAACAGCGGGGGTCGTAGCCGGGGCGGGTCCCGAACGCCTCACGGAGGTGTCGGATGATGTCGGCCTGCATGATTGCAGCGCCTGTCCCCTGCCCGGCAGGAATGGTGCTGCGGGTCGAGGCGACCACGTCGAGCACCTTGGTTAGAAGTTTGGCGTCCACAGGATCGCTTCCTTTCGCTTGAAGTCGTAGTCGGTGTGTCGGAGCATGCGGGCGCACCGCGCCTGCACGAGGGCGTCGTCGATGGAGAGCTTCTTCTTGAGGAACGCATCGACCACCGCAGGCCACATCTCGGCCAGCGTCGTCTTGCCCCTCAGTATCTTCTCGGCGTTCACCGGGCCGACACCGCGACAGCCGGGATAGTTGTCAACCTGATCACCGACGAGTGTCTGATACATGAACCAGCGGTCACCCTCCTGTTCACTGACCATGCGCTTCAGGTCCTTGTCGGGATTGAAGTGGCGGCCGGGGATTTGCAGGAGGTCCTTGTCGATGGTCACGCAGACCTTCTTGCCGGGCATCAACGTCGGGTGCGTCATGAGGATGCCGATCACGTCGTCAGCCTCGATGCCGTCCTTGATCTTCGTCGAGTAGACCTTGCGCATGTGCTCCTTCACGAACGGGAGCAGCACAGGCTTGGCCTTGGGATCACGGTTGTTCTTGTATTCGGCGTAGACCTCCTTGCGGAAGTTGCGACCGCTGATCTCTTGCAGTGGCCCGGTGAGGCACACATGCACATCGACGGCAGAGCTGGGAGATGCGTCCGAGAGCCCCATGACGATGTTGTCGATCAGGCTCTCCACGTCGCTCGCGGCTTGCTGGGGGTTGGTCTGAGCGGACACGATCCCGTCGCCGAGATCGATGTCCTCTTGGTTCACACACGCTGCCTTGTAGGCGAAGATGTCACCGTCGATGAGGACGACTAGCTTGTCACTCACCCAGCAGCTCGCGCAGACTATCGCCTGCGAAGCGGTGGTTCTTCGCAGCGTCGGCCCAGCGAGCGGCTTCGTTGAAGTCGTGTTGGGCCAGGTATCGGGCAGCGAGCTTCGCACACTGCACCTTCATCTTGTTGTGGTGGACGATCTTGGCCGTCACCTTCTCTCGCTTCAGCAGCATACGATCACTTGCTCCGCTTTGCACTTCGCGCACTTCCGTTCGAGGATGAACCAGTGCTCGTCACTTCCGGTGGTCTGCCAGTCGTGCCAGCAGAACAGTTGCTTGAAGAACGCCTTCATGCGCGTGCCTCCTCCAGATCAGCTCTGGTCAGGAACATGCTCATGGTGAGCACCTCTTCACTTTCGGGGGCCTCGGGCTGCGCGATCCCGTACTTGTTTCGGAGATCGTTTGACCACTCGCTTCGCTCTTGCTCGCTCATGCTTTCTCTTCTTTCTTCGGGAGATACGACGCAGCATTGCGCTGGCGTCTTCGGGGTGAACGAAGAACCACTCGGTCTTGCCGACGCGGTGTCCTCGCAGTTGCTCGTGCAGTTCGGCCTCGGCCGACTTGCGGTCATCGAAATGCGCGTGAGCGATCACCCTGTAGTCACGGAAGGGCGAGCCCGTCTGATAGACCTTGATGCGGTCCTTCATGACGAGCGCCTTGCCGATCTTGCAGTGTGATGGCCACGCGGGATTTGTCAGGATGTACACGAACCCTTCCGGGTCAGTGCGTTGCAGCCCAGCTCGTGCCGACATCTGCGTTGCCCTTGAGGGGGCACCTGAACTTGTAGAAGTCGCCAGCCTTGCGGATGGCATCACACGCTTCGTTGCTGACGTGATCCTGATGCTCCGGCTTCACGTCGAGCTGCCACTCATCGTGGTAGTTCAACATGAACTCGTAGTCGTCGCCGGGGATCAGCTTGGTTGCCGCCTCAATGCCCTGTGTCCCGATCACGCTTGGCTTCACGCCGCACAGTTCGGTGTCGAGGATGATCGCGGCTTCCTTCATGACGACCGCACCGGCCGACTGGAAGAGCGTGTTGAGGATGGCGTGGGTCGAGCGGACGCGCAGCTTGCGACCGTCGATGCCCTTGATGTAGCCGCTCTGCTTGGCCTTCTTGGTGAGCGCATCCACCAGCGTACCGAGGCCGGGGATGCCCTTCATGACCGCAGCGCGGGCCTTCTTGCCGACAGCTTCCTTCGCCTTCTTGCCGCCCTTGGCGCTGAGGATGTCGCCCAGCTTGGGATCGAACGCACCGTAGATCAGGGCGTAGAAGAACGTCTTGGCCGTCTCACGGTGACAGTGCCACTCAGCCAGCGCCGCAGCGGTGCGGCTATGGTTGTCGGTGCCGTCCTTCTTGTTGCCGTAGAGGAGCGACTGGGTGTACGCGCCGCCATCGTAGAAGCCCATGAAGTGGCCCATGACGCGGCCCTCAAGGCTGTCAGCGTCGCAGCCGACTTGCACCTTGCCCTTGCTGGGGATGAACAGCTCGCGGCACTCCTTGCCGTACAGTTGCTTCTCGCCGGTCTTCTTGTCGATCTCGCCGGGCACGTTCACCACCACGCGGTGGGTCATGCGTCCGGTGACTGCGCCATTGGTGATCACCTCCGGGTGGATGCGACCATTGCGGACGTGCTTCATCCACGCCTGCTTGCCGTTGGCCAGCGCACCGAGGCGCTTGTCGATCACGAAGAACTCCTTCAGCACTTCGGCCTCGGGTATCTTCAGCGTGCTCAGCACCTCGTCGTCCACGGTTGGGACACCGTCCTTGCCGTAGGCGATTGGCTCCCAGCCCTTCTCCATCAGCCGCTCAGCAATCTGCTGACGCGAGCCGGGATTGAACGGGACCACCTGTCGCTTGATGAAGGGCTCGCCTTTGACGTAGCCCATCTTCTTGTTGTTGACCTTCGGGACGAACACGGTCTCGACTGTCTTGGGCGGGAACGCCTGCTGTAGCTGGTTCTCCAGCCGCTGCCGGTGTCCAACCAGCGTGGCGTAGAACTGCACAGCACGCTCCTCATCGAAGCCGACGCCGTACTGTTCCTGCCGCGCGATGAGCCAAGCGATCTCGTGCTCCAGCTCAACGCAGTGCTCGCCCCAATCGTCGAGCAGTTTCTTCTCGAAGAACTCCCGCAGCTTCGCAGTGACGGCAACGTCCTGCTCGCAGTAGTCCTGCATCGGCTTATTCCATGTGCCCCAGATGAAGCGCATGATCTCAGCCTTGTCCTTGATGCCGAGTGCTTTCGCCTCAGCCTTGCGGGCGTCGCTGTAGTCGCCCTTCCATTCGCCCAGTCGGTAGCCCCAGCTTTCCAGCGAGTGCTTGCCGATCATGTGCTTCGGGAAGAGATGCGGCGTCCCCTTACGATCCATCTTCTTGGCGAAGGCGAAGTCGTCGTCCTTGATGTCCGCCTTGATGAGGCGTGACAGGACCAGTGTGTCGCGCACGAGGCCACGTGGCTTGAACCACGGGTACACCTTCTTCAGCGCAGGGATGTCGAACTTGATGACGTTGTGTCCGCAGATGAACTCAGCGTCCATCAGCTCGCGGAGACCCTCGTCAACCTTGGGGTAGTTCGGCTGGTTGGCGAACGAGTGAACGGTGCCCTTGTCGATGTCTCGGAGCACCAGCGAGTGGATGACCGACAGCTCCGGGAGGAGGCCGTCCGTCTCGCAGTCGAAGTCAGCCTTCAATGTATCCTTACGTGTTTGGGACTAGCGCCAGCCTGAACTCGGCCAGCTTGAAGAATGGAACGGCGAAGCTGAAAGCCAGCTTGCCGTCATCCCGCCTCGCGCTGATGGTGCACACCTCGGTCCTCGGATCATGCTTGACCACGAGATCGAAGGGGCCGCCCTCAATGCGAAGCGGGTGGATGTCGTCAGAAGTCAGTGTTGGGCTCCGGTCGGTTGAAGCCGTGGCTGTTGTCAGCGTCGGGCTCTGGGGGTTTGTCGGTGGGGACGAGGCGTCCTGCCTTGTCGTCGTAGCCGTAGAAGATGCACTCGCCGGTCGCTTGGCCGGTGTAGCGATCCTTCAGGCAGCGGAACGTGGTGATGCCGCGCACCGCTGGGTCGTCGGCCTGCTGGTCACGTTCGAGGCCGAACATGTAGTGGGACCAGAAGCCGATGGCGGATGAGCCGTAGAAGTGTCGGATCATCACGCGCCCGCCCTCCTCGTGAGGCTTGCCCTCCTTCGGTCGGCTGAGATGCGAGATGAAGTGGATCACGATCTTCAGCTCCTTCGCGAGCGCGGCCATCTCCGACATGATGCGCTTCAGCGCTGCCAGATCATCGTCCTCCCCTGCGGCGAGCGCCGTGAGGTGGTCGAGATAGAACAGCCGAACGCCCTCGCTGTGCGCGAGGTAGCGGATGGTGGACGCGATGATGCCCCAGTCGGTGGCACCGAAGTTGTCGTAGAAGAACACCTTGCCGCTGGCTTCGAGCGTGTCGAGCGTCGAGACCAGTTGCTCCTGCGTCCATCCCGCTTTGACGGCGGGGACGTGGAAGCGTTGCCCTGCGAACTTACCAGCGAGACGCTTGCCGGTTTCGTCGGGCGGCTGCTCCAGTGCGAAGATGCCGATGGGCTCGTTGAGCGTGGTGATGTCGAACATCATCTGCTCTGTGAACCAGTCGGTCTTGCCCACGCCGGTGCCCGCGCCGAATGCGTAGGTCTCGCCGAGGCGGCGGCCGAAGGTCAGCTCAGTGAGCCGCTCGTCCCACCACGGGAAGCCCTGCTCCGGTGGAGCGAGGATGCGTTCGCGCAGATCAGCCAGGGTGACGACACCGTCAGGCCGGTAGGTCTTGGCCTGCCAGACAGCGGTGATCACCTCATCGTCGCGACCCGCCACGTGCATGTCGCTGACATCCTTGAGCGGGAGCCGCGCGATCTTGCACTTGCCGGGCTTGAACACCGTGGCGCACTCGGCCGCAGTGTCTTGACCGGGATACCACGTCGTGCCGTCAGGCTTGGTGTGCAGCTCGTCGTTGTCGAACATCAGGACGACTTCGTCGAACTTGTCGAGCCACTTGAGCTGCTGCTGGATTTGCTTCTTCGCGCCCTTCACACCCTTGGTGATGGAGACGACGGGCCACTTGTGCGATTGAATTGCGCTCAGTGTAACCGCGTCCACTTCGCCTTCGGTGATGACGACACGCTTGCCGCCGTCCTTCCACATGTGCTGCATGAAGAACGGGTCGTCTTTGGTGTCGCCGAGATAGCGGAAGTCTTTGTCGGGGAAGCGGACCTTCTGCGCGACCGTCTCGCCGGTCAGCGGGTCCTTGATCGCAGCAACCTGAACAGGCTGGCCGTTCAGTTCAGACACGGAGTAGCCGGTGCGGCGGCAGTCTTCTTCGGTCAGTTTGCGCTTCGTCAGCGCGATGTACTCGCCGGTTGGGATCAAGCCGGTCACTCTCCTTTCGGGTGCGGTGTAGGTGCGCTCCTCACCTTCTGGCGGCTCGTAGTGCTCGCAGCCAAAGCAGTATGCGTGGCCGTCCGAGTAACGAGCGAGGTTGTCGCGGGAGCCACACGCGGGGCATGGCTCCTTCGCGACGAATACGCTGTCGTCTTCAGTCACCGTAGTGTTGGCGGGCCTCTGGGAATTGATGCCCGTTCAGCACCATGCTGACACGGCCTTGGTTGACGCCAATGCGTGCGGCGATCTCGGCGGTGTTCATCTCAGCGCCGTGGTAGAGCTTGTGGATGTTCACTGCGTCATCGAAGGTGAGCTTGTGCCTGCCCATGCGATAGGGCCGCCGCTTCACGCGAACTCGGATGCTGTCGATCACGGGGATCGCATCGTGCTTGCCCGCTGCTTTGAGCGCGGCGACGATCTTGTCGTATGACATTCCTGCCATCAGAGACCTTTCACTACTCGTTCGTATTCTGCTTGCCAGTAGGCATCCATTGCTTTGGTGAGACCCGCGTCGAAGAGATCGACAGACAGGTCCCACCACCAGAACCAGAGGTTCACCGAGCCTGCACACCAACGAAGTGGTAGCGGACGTAGCGCTGCCCGGTCGGGTCAACGCTGTGCTGCTTCGAGAACCGGAAGCCCATCTTCGTCAGATCGACGATGCGACGGCTGAGCGAGCGGATGCGGTAGAGCGCGGCGGCTTCCACTGCGGTGATGGACGGGCGCTGCTGGAAGTGGTCGAGCAGCATGTCAACCTGCGGCTTCTCGCCGACGATGCGGAGGTCTTGCTTCATGATGATGATCCTTATGAGGAGAAGAACCAGTCCGCTGCGAGGCGCAGCAGACCAGTGTTGTTGGCGATGACGAGGAGAGCGACGCCGCCGAGGAAGGCGACGGTGAACTTCACAGTGCGCGGAAGGTGGGCTTGAGGGTCGGCATCTCGAACTCGCCGACAGCGCGGAAGACGATGAACTTGCCGCCGTGCTTCGCAGCCATGCTCTCGGCGACCTTGAGCGCCTGTGCGTCGGAGACGTACTGCTTCGGCTTGGTGGCGGGCAGCAGCTCGCCATCGCGCTCCAGCGAGATGATGTACTTGCCGACCTTGATCTCGTCAGCGGTGGGCTGCTCGACCAGCTCGAAGCGGGACGGCATCCAGCCACCGGAGCGGCGCGGGTTGACGCCTTCGAGTTCGACCCAGCCGGTCGCTTGGTAGACCTTCGCCACCCGGAGGTGAGCGCCGACGTAGGGCTTTAGCGAAGCGGCGCAGCGGTTGGAGTAGGTATCGCGGACGCGAACGGTGTCGCCGACAGTGAGGTTGGTCATTGTGATCTTTCCAGATGTTGGATGCTAAAAAGCGAGCGAGGAGGACGGATGCCCTCCCCGCGTTGTGGTCACTTGGACTTCAGGATTGCTGCGTTGGCAGCGATACGCTTCGGACATGCGGGCTCGTTGGCCCATCCCGTTGGGATCAGCAGCTTCGCGTACTGGAAGCCGAGCTGGTCGCACCACATCGCGTATGTGGTCTTGGACTTCTTGCCGATCTTGGTGTTTGGGTTCGAGAACACGAAGCGGATGTCGAGTTCGGGATGGCACTGCTGGATCAGCTTGTGCTTCTTCCGGTCCTCGGTGACGAACCGACCCTTGGTCTCGATGATGATCCCGTTGGGGAGCACGAAGTCGGGAGTGTACGTGGCGACCCGAGCGGGCACCTCGTAGTTCAGCTTGTACTGCTCGTAGTGAGCGGGGAGTTCGAGCCCGGCGAGCTGCGCAGCGACCTTTTCTTCAAGACCGCTGCGGTAGCCTTCGACGAGCGCCCGAACCTTAGAAGTCCGGGTTGCTCTCGCCACCCGCCGTGCTGCCCGAGGTGTCAGACTGTTCGTCCTGGCCCGCGTCTTCGTTCGACGACGGAGCCTGCGACGGGTCGTACTCGTAGCCCTCTTCCTCCTCGCCGAAGCCGTAGGAGCCAGCGTCACGCTGACCTTCGGAGACGAGCTGGAGAACGCGAGCAGCCTGAAGCCGCAGCGTCAGACCAGCAGCGCCGGTCGCCGGGATGAAGTAGCCGGGCAGACCTTCCTTGTTGAGGCCGACCTCGAACGCAACGCGCCCGATGGTGCCGCCCCAGATCGACGGAGCGGGCTGCATCTGGTTGCCCTTGGCGTCGAAGATCGCCGGGCGACGGAACCACTTCTTGCCCTGCTTCGGGCCCGACTTGTAGACGCCGCTGTACGTCATGGCGAACTTGAACTCGACCTTGCCGGTCGGCTCCTCGGTCTCCTGATCGTAGATTTCGGTGTAGAGCGGGTTGACGGTGATCTCCTTGAGCTTCTTGCGAACCTCAACCTTCAGACCCTTGAACTCTTCCTGAGCCCGCTTGATCGCCTCGTCGTGCATCGGCTGCCACTTGGCGATGAACGCCTGCACTTCCTTGTCGGACAGCTCGCCGACCAGCTTCACGGAGAACTCGCCGTTCTCCTTCGGGTATTCCTTGGTGCCGTAGTCGGGGTCGTTCAGCTTGGGCCACTTGTAGACGCCCTTGAACGAGGTGCCCTTCGGGGACTGCGGTCGCTTGGTGTTTGCCATTCGTTGATGTCCTTACTGCGCGTGACGCGCTTCGAGCCGGGCCACGTCGTAGCCAGCGGCGATCAGTTTGGTTTCGAGGATGAGGGAGATGCGTCGGCCGGAGCGCCAGATCGCGATTGCAAGGTCGAGGTTACGCAAGGTGGTTGATCTCTTTGCATTTGAGGACGCGCACCTTGACGTGCTTGCCCTTGGCCAGACCGGCGAACGCACGAGGCAGCGCCGGATGATCCGAGGCTGCTTCGCAGGTGAACCGTGTGGGGTATGGGATGTGTGCCGTGATCGTCGGCTTGTGAGCTGCGAGCACCAGAACGGTGAGCAGCCACATCAGCGTTTGATCTCGTACTTGACGTAGTCGCGCAGCGCCTTGAACTCCGCGATGTTCTGTTCGTCCGTCAGCATGTTGGTGGTGACGGTGAAAAGGTCCTGAGCAGGGACGCGAAGGTGGTTGGCGAGCGTGAGGAAGGCAGCGCACAGAGCGACGGGCTGAATGTGCTGCGGGTGGTTCTGCATCCTGTCGAGGATGTCGATGCTGGCGCGAGCGGTCTTCTCGGCGTCAGCGTTGTTGAGCTGATCACGATTGAGCATGGGCACTTAGTTCTCGGATGTCTTTGAGAGCTGCACGGATGGTGAAGAACGAGGTGACGCCACCGCCGATCAGGAGACCGACGAGCAGCGCGACGATGTGGGTGAGGACGGGATCATTCATCCGACCAGCTTCTCCGCGACCGCGTGGGCGATCTGGTAGAGGCCGCTCAGCGCCATGCCGAGAAGGGCCAGGACGCAGATGAGGCCCAGCAGGACCGGATAGGTGGCGAACAGTGCGACCACCAAGAAAAAGCCGAGCAGTAGAAGCCCGGCTACGAAGTGGATGAAGAAGGGGCGGTCCATCAGGAGACCACCGGCCTGCGGTAGACCTTGCGAACCGAGGACATGAAGGCCCCGTACCAACGCTTGCGGTCTGGGGTCTTCATGGTGCGGAAGTCGAACCGGGTGCCGTCAGCGAGGGTAGCGTCCCAAGCGGTGGCTCCCATACGGATGGTGAGGGAGTGGTTGCAGGTAGCTTTCATAGGAACCTTTCAGTGGAAACGTTCGAGGAGGCGAACCTGCAACCTAATCGTAGACCGTCTACGTTTGGCAGGTGACTAGGCGAAAAAGAACTGGCTCTCCAGCACTCCCTCGATCTCCAAGTCACCGAGCGGCGGGCGCTCATTGGTCATCACCCTCACCTCCTCGGGGAGGCTGTTGCGGAACTCATCGAGCACGTCATGCTCCTTGTACATGTCCACGAAGGCGTGCCGGATGCAGGCCGCGAGCATGTCCATGTCGGCCGCCACGGTGCCGTAGCTGTCGTGGATCATGGCGAACGAGGTGATGCCGTTGTCCAGCGACATGTCGATGGTCAGCATCATGGCCGCCGCGTCGAGCGAGTGCACGAAGTTGGGTGCGATGGCCAGCGCCTGCCGGGAGCCGTCGATCTTGTCGGTCTCCTCCTTGACCGAGAGATAGACCAGCGAGCCTTGCAGCCGGGTCTTCACCCGCCTGTCCTTCTTGTCCATGTAGCACTGGTAGGCCGGGAAGCCTGACGGTGCCGTCCAAGAGATGGCCTGCCCGTGCTTCGTCGCGACGCGGGCGCAGCTCTGGAGCCAGTCCATCGCCGCACGTGCAGCCACGACAACGTCGCCGATGCTGTCCCACACCACGCGAGCCAGCGCCGTCGATGCCTTGCTCAGCTCGTCGCCGAACGGGTTCTCCGCGCCGTCCGCGATCTTCTCATCGACCGCGTCCCTCACGTAGCCCATGCAGCTCTTGAACTTGCCGCCGTAGGGCAGCACCATCACCGGCCGCTTGGTGATCTTGCGGTTGATGCCGAAGTCGATCCAGCCGCGAGCCTGCCAGTCGTCTTCGTTCTCACGCAGCTTCTCCAGCACGCGATCAGCGACCCGCTGGTAGATGTCGGCGGGCTTCTTCTGCGGCACGAGGTTGACCGCTGCGCCACCAACCGGGTCGCGGAGTGCTGCCGAATAGTGCTGCAATCCGTTGCAGCTCCCGTCGCTGCTGCAAGGCAGTGTCGAGACGTAGCCGTAGCCCTCGCGCAGGAAGCCTGCGTAGTCGAAGATGAAGGCGAGGAAGCGCCACGGCTCGTCCGCCTCAGTCCACCAGAGGTCACCGAGCGGGCACTCGGCGGTGTACAGGATTTGCTCCTCGCGATCCGCGACCCACTGGATGCGCTCCTCCAGCTCAGCCTTGTCGAAGCCGAAGCGGTTCGCGCCGTCGATGGCCAGCCAGCCCGCAGCGCGAGCGTCCATGATCGGCTTGCCGCGCGAGGCCGCGAAGGTCAGCAGCGCCTTGGCGTGGTCGTTGCCCTGCGGGTTCAGCCCCTCCGGCACAGCGTAGGCACGGCCCCGGAAGTCGAGCTGGTGCGGGAAGAAAATCTCCGGCTCGCCTGCCAGCTCCTGCGCCGTCTTCAGGGTGCGGGTGATGCCGATGCGCTTGCCGCGCGACGAGGCGTTCAGCTCGTGCACGTTACGGGCCGCTCGCATCCAGCGCTGCTTCACCTCGGGTGCCACGTTCGCCCAGCTCTCGGCAGGCGTAGCGGCGGCGACATGCCCAGCCGGGAACGGCGGGACCAGCCTGTCCTCACGGTGCGGCATGGCGATCTCCAGCCCCCGCTCCCACACCTCGGTCATGACTTCCAAGACCTGGGTGTTGATGCGCCACGGGGTGCGCTGGATCGCGTTGAGCGACCGGAGGACCAGCGTCAGGTCGGCCGCCTCCAGCATCTCGCGCTGGCGCTTGCTGCACGCCTTGACCAGCGGCAGGGCCTTGAACGACTGGGACATGTAGCCGCCCCCGGAGAAGCCCTCCCAGTCCTTCGGCGGGCACACCATCGGGGCATAGGACGGTGCCAGCAGCTCAGCGCGGATGTTGGCGTCCTCGATCCACTTCATGGCCGCCTCGGCGGGCCGGAGGATGGCCTTCTCCTTCTTGCCGTCGCGCACGTTCTGCTTCTCGACGAAGCCGGTGCTCTCCATCAGCAGCTCGATCAGCCGGGTGCCGAGGTGCAGCTTCTCGACCTTGGTCAGGGACGGCAGCTCGACGTTGTTCTTGTTGGCGGTGTGGACGAAGACCGCACGGGCATGGCCAGCCTGCGCCCCGCGCTCCTTCAGGCGGCGCATGACGGTGGCGTAGAGGCCGGGCTCCGCGTCGTCGAAGGTCTGGAGCCGCAGCTCCTCCTCGACCATGCTGCCGATCTCGATGGCGGTGGTGGTCAGCCGGTTGGACCCGATGGCCGCGCTCAGTGCTTCGCGGATGGTCAGGTAGGCGAGCACGTCGGCGGGCAGCAGCTCCATCGTGGCGAGGGCCACATGGCGGCGACCGGCCTTGCCCGACTTGGCGGCTTCCAGCGTGGCAGTGATGGCCTTGGAGAGCGGTTCGACCGCCCGCTTCATCAGCGCCACACCACCGGGCGTGTCAGCCCCGAGCCCCTTCTCCTTGGCCTTGGCGACCATCTTGCGGACCTTTGCCGCGCCCTTTTCGGCCGCCTGCTTTTCGAGCTGGTGCTCGCGATCCATCACGTCGGCGCTGTTCGTCGAGGAGGTGCTGATGTCGGTCATGGGCTTCCTTTCGCATGGCTGGTATGTGTTCGTCGCGCCACCACCGGGCGGCTGCGATTTCGTCGGGGGTGAGGGAGCGGGCGATGGACGCTCCGCTGCCGCTGGTCAGGTCGCCCTCGGTGACCCGCTGGCGATACCAGTCGGGGAGCCGGGCGTAGATGCGGAGCAGGTACTGACACTGCTGGTCGTACTGCTCGTCGCTGAGCGGTGCGTTGGCCTCGACCTCGTAGAGGTAGCAGGACCAGAGGTGCAGCTTGCACTGCCAGTCGTCGATCTCGTCTTGGGTCATGTCACCTGCTTATCGTAGACCATCCTGATTTGGCAAGTACCTATTTTCGGCAGTGACGGATTGTCACCTCGGATTGTCACCAAAGGGGGGTGTCACCGCAATCTCCTGCCAATCGTAGAGTGACAGGGCAAAAGAAAAGCCCAGCAAATTCTGGGCTTATCTCAAGGGGTTGCGAGAAGATCGACTATCGTAGGACGTATGTGGCCAGAACCTAAATCTACTGGGCGATGGTGCGGGTGACAGGACTTGAACCCGTAATTCCGTAAGGAAATCAGGACCTAAACCTGACGTGTCTACCAATTCCACCACACCCGCTTTGTCACCTCCGGTGCCAATCTGACACCTAATTGGCACCCGAATTGTCACCCAGTCCAGCAACGGTGGACAGCCCTCTACTATCCCCCGGCGGCGTTGTCTACGACCAGCCCAATCGGGGACGGCCGGGCCGGTGCGAAGCCCCCACCGTTGAGGGCCTTGAAGGCGACCTCGAAGGCGGCGCTGTCCTCGAACACGGCGTAGCGCTCAGTCATCTTGATGTCGCTGTGGCCCATGAGCTTCTTCAGGACCGACAGGGGCACCCCGTTCATGACCATGCGGGAGCCGTAGGTGTGCCGGGTGCAGTAGACCACGGCGTCCTCGACCTGCGGGAGCTGGGCGCGGGTGCGCTCCCAGAGCCAGCGCATGTGCGGCTTGGTCAGTTCGGTGAACGGGCCCGGCTGGTTGCCCTTACGCTTCCTGAGCGAGGCGATGATGTCCTGCGCCCGGTTGGACAGCGGCACTGCCCTGAACGAGCCGTTCTTGGTGTCCCAGAAGATGACACGGTCCTTGTGGATGTCGTCCCACTTCAGTACCTGGCCCTCGGTGTAGGTGCGGGCCCCGGTGTCGATCAGGAACTGGAAGAACTCGCTCTCGTGGTATCGCTCCCAGACAGTCCAGAGCGACAGGATGGCCAGCTCCTCCTCGTGCGAGAAGAACCGGAAGCGGCCCTTGTTCTCCCTGAACTTTGGGAAGGTCGGGACGGCGGGCAGCTTGTGCTTCACCCGCTCCATCATGACGCGGATCGCCGACTTGTAGCGGTTGACCGTCGAGCCCTCGACCTCGCGCTCGTTGAGCAGGTACTGGAGGAACTCGTCGATGTTCTCCTGCGAGAACGCCTCGACCACGCCCATGTCCTTGCCGCACCAGTTGACGAAGGTGGAGGCATTCAGCTCGCACTTCGAGCTGTCCTTGCCCTTCGACCAGTGGAGCGTCGCGGTCTCGCGCAGCAGGTTGCCGAGGGAGCCAGCGTCGGAGCCGCCGATCTTCTTCTCGCCCTCGGGGATGGCCTTGCCGAGCTTCAGGGCACCGCGTGCGGTCAATTCCCACGCCTCGCCCTCGGCCGCCGTGTCGTGCATCTTGGTGTGACGCTTGCCGTCCACCATGAACTTCGTAATGAACTTGTTGCCCTTGGGATAAGTCGCCATCGGCATAGCCTCTAATTGAACGGTAGAACGCGGGTCTTCAGCGGTTGATCATGTGGGCTTTGATGCTGGCGTACATCTTCTTGCCAGCGCCGATCAGCTTCTGGCCCTTCGAGCGGAAGTCGCCGGGGACAGGGTCGATGCTCAGGACGTTGAGCCCATCGCGGCCCTGATGGCCACGGTCAGACATAAGAGCGCAGATGCGCGAGATGGTGCCGTCCGCGATGTCAGTCACCTTGGACAGCTCCTTCTGAGTGATGCCCGGCTTCGCACCAGCGTGCAGCAGAACCAGCATCTGGTTGGCGGTGATGTCCGAGCTGATCTTCCTGAACTCGTTGATGATCAGCGTCAGGGTCTCAACCCACTTCGCGTCTTCGATGCTGGTGTTGTTGTCGTTACTGGTCATGTGCGAAGCCCCCTTCGTGATCATGGCTAGTCTCCTTTGTTTCGTTGAAAGTCGCTTACGTGTGAAACTCTACGCTCTGCAACTGTCTACGTCAAGAGTGGTTCCCTAGCCTTAGTTAACAAAAGGGGCCCGTCTTGGGCCCCCTCTGATCGTAGTCCTACTAGGGACCGATTGTGTCCGCTATGGGTACAGCGGATAGAATTGCTGGAGAAGCTCCAAAGGAAATGCCTTCGAGACCTTGAAGCCCATCCGCTGGTACGCTGCCGGTGCCGTGCACCACTTCCAGAGGATGCCCAACTTGTCGGCGATGGTGATGATCTTTTCCTCATCGTCGAAGAGCGTTGCGATTGGATCGCTCAGCATCTCCAGTGCCGCTTCTTCCCGTGTCGCCCACCAACCCGCGACCGTCTCGTAGCCCTCCGGCGTATCTGGTGACACCAACTCGTCCGGCTCAACTTCAGTCGGAAGCTCTATAACCCCAAACAGGTGACGCATTCTTCTCTCTACCGCTCAGTTTCAGGGGTGAAGCCGCCAAGCCCCCCTCGTTTCATCTTGGTCAGTGGCTCTGACCAACAGTGGATAGTCCTACGATTTGCAGGTCACAACCCCGAACTTATACGGATGAGTCGTGTTGTCGCACGGTGTGACCTGTAAGCCTCATGTCAGGTGGCGTTCCCCCTTTCCCCTTTTTCCCGAACCGCGTGATGAGAACCTACCGTGAACGCGATTTCGGGTCAAGCGAATCCTTCGCAAAACCAGAAGATTGTTTGTGGCCCATCTTGAGGAGCACGAGAGCTGCCCGCGCGTAGCGGGAGGACCGAGGCTGGCGCTCGATGATGCCCTGAAGCACCCAAGCTGGGGCGTCGCCGCCGACCAGCTCCATCGCCTGTTCATAGCTCATTGACGGATGAACCCCCGGTGAATGATGCCGATCTGCGACCAGAGCGACACAACAAAGCCCTGATCGACCGAGCCATCCCTGTTGAAGATGAAGTGCGGCTCGACCTTGAACCGCAGCGCCCTGCCCTCGACCGCCTTGCGACCCGCTTTGCGGGCCGACTTGGGGCTGATGAAAACTCGACGTGACATGTAGACTTCCTACGTTCTGAAGGTGACTAGGCAGCGAGACGCGCGGAGGACGCACGCCAGCGAGACGGGGCGGTGCCCTTGGCATCGCCGCTGATGGGATCGGTGCAGACGAGCGAGCCGTCTTCGCGGACCATGAAGTTGCCGCTGTGGAGATCGAGGCCGCCGCCGTTGAACTCCAGCCTGAACTCGATGGCGAAGCGCAGCGAGCCGGGCTGCATGTCGTCGGCCTTCAGCGCATCGCGCTCGCTGCCAACCCTGCCACGCATGCCGCTGGTCAAGCTGCTGAACAACTCGGTGACCCGCTTGTTCTGCGGATAGAGGTCATCGACGGTGTTCTTGCAGCGCTCGACGACAGCCACGTAGAACTCGTCGTCGGTGCCCTCGTTGAAGCGCTTGAAGCTGTAGACCATGGGCGCGTTCTTCCCCATGTGGCCACGCTCCGCAGCCCACAGCACATAGTCGAGCCAGCCATCGGGCCGACGATTGACCTTGATCACGCGGTCGCTCTTGCCCTTGGCGAGCACCGTGGAGAAGCAGCCAGCGCCGAGCGTGCGGTAGCCGCGACGCTTCAGGCGTTCGATGAAGTCATCGCTGGTGACACTTTTCACCCTGGCCCTTGGTGCGGGCTTCGGTGCGTCGAGCGGCGGCATCTTCGGCTCCATCGCCATCACCGCCTCAACGTCCTTCACGCAGTAGTCCCGCAGCGCCTGCATCGCGAGCGCCTTCTCGTTGACCATGTCGCGCATGATCGGGTTGAAGGCCCAGCGCTTCGCGAAGGTCATCGGGCCCGGTGCCCGGCGAGGCTCGCGGACCAGCTCGACCTCAGCGGTTCGCATCACACCGCGCGTGAACGGCATCATGCGCGGATCGAAGTGGCGAGCGAGGCGCATCTCTTCCGGGAGGCGGATCACATAGCGGCGCGAGCCGTTCCAGTTGCGGCATGCTTCGCGCATGTAGCGGCGGATGATGTGGAGATCGCGCGTCGGCACGTCGCGGGCATTGGTCGCGCCAGACATGACGACTTCAGCGAGGGGATCATAGCGGAGGTGCATTGCAGTAGCCTCAGATGGGTGATGACAGGGAGTACGCAGAACACACTGGAGGGGCAGCGCTGTGCCCCTCGGATGTGCTCTCGTCAGTCCCCACGCTTGAAGCAGGCGAAGGCAGCGGCCTTCCACGCAGCGTGTTGATCGGTGAAGTGGCCCAGCTCTTCAGGCGGACGGCGGTAAGCCTTCGGCGTGATGTAGACGTAGCCTTGCAGCTCCTCACGCCATGCCACCTTCCAGCCCTTGCCGGTGGCGTAGTCGATCCACTGTTGCCACGTCTTCATGGGTGCACCTTCGCAATGATGGCGATGGCAGCGCCTGCGGTCATGAACGCGAGACCGAACGCGACCACGAACAGGCTTTCGAGGGAGTACGCGCGGCGAGCCTTGCGCGGCTTGGTGCTGATGCGCTCGAATGACATTGCGACCATCACGCAGCCACCGCAGGGTTGAGGATGTGATCCAGCGCGGTGCGCAGCTTGGTGACGCAGTCGTGCAGTGCGAGCGGCGTGCAGTGCTGCCAGTCAACGCAATGCGCGATGAAGGCCGGGCAGAACTCCCAATCAAACGACACGCGGTCGTCGTTGCCGAGATCGGTCAGCGCGAGCCAAACGTCGTCGCAGTGGTGCGACATGTCCATCATCGCCTGACGCAGCGCCCATGCGCCGTGACGCTCGAATGCAGCGTCGATGGTGGCGTCGTTGCGGCTTTCCAGAACCGCTTCCCAGAGGCACAGCGCGGCCTCGACATGCTGGTGAGTGTAGTTCATGGCTCAGTGCCCCTTTGCGTAGTTGCGGAGTGATGCGAGATAGCCCTTGATGCCTTCAGGGCTGCGGCGGTGAGAACGGGCGTTGCCCATCCACGCGACCACGATGGAGCCGCTTGGCTTCACACCGAGGAAGCGACCGCGCGTCGGTGATCCTGCGCCCTCGTCGGTGCCAGCGAAGACCCACTGACCGGGCTGAAGTTGCTCGACGGGCGTTGCCCAGATGTCTACGGCTTTGGTGAAGCGGCTCATTGTGCAACTCCGTTCAGCTTGGCCACAGCGGCCTCAATCGCGTCTTGGTCGTCGGCGGTGGTGATGATCTTGAAGAGCACTAATTGATCAGCGGGGTCGTCGCTGTGTTCGAGACCATCAAGGATGTCCTCGCGCTCCTCGACCACGGTCTGGCGGTCGTAGTCGCCAAACTCGATGCACCACTCGCGGCGCAGGCGCTGGCTGACCAGCGTGTAGTATTTGCGAGCCTTCGCCATCGTTCAGCCCTCCACCAGCGAGCGTTGACCGGGCATGATGCCGCTGGTGTCAGTCGCGGTTTTGATGTGCAGCTCAGCGTCAGCGAGCCGGATGGTGGCGAGCATGGCCGCAGTGTTGCGGGCCTTGGCGTTGCGCTTGCGGTAGGCGCGATACAGTTGCTCGCCTGACCAGTTGTGATCCGCAGCGTGCATCGCGAGGCGCACGGCTTTGGGCAGCTTGTCGAATGCGTCCATTGAGGACGGGCGGACATTGGCGATGCCGCTGGTGTTGCTGTTACGTGCCACGGTAGTTCCTCCGAAGTGTTGCTGACGCGCTCGTCAGTCACCGCCCTACGGTGAGACCATCGGGTGCCAGCAAAGACACCCTAGGTTTCGCGCTAGACTACGTTTGGCAGGTGTCTAGTCACGAACAAAGCCGGAGGCGTCGCGCTTCGCGTTGCCCTTGGCGTAGAGCGCAATCACGTGGTGCGCAGGGTCGAGAAAGCGGAGGTCGCTTTCGTCACCGTTGAAGACGGGATAGCCCATGAAGCCAGCAGCCTCGACCTTGGCCACGGCATCCTTAGACCGGAAGACAGCAGCCACGTTCATGCCATTGGCGAGGGCGGTAGCAGCGGCCTCGTCATTGCCGTCAGCAAGCGAGAACGTGAGGGCGTAGTTGGCAGGCACGCGCTTGCGGTTAGCAATCTTGGTGTAGTCATAGAACTGCACGTCAGGGAACATGGCCATCAGGTTGGCATGGCCGCCAGCAGGGATTGCTTCCCACCGAATGTCAGAGGTGCCGTTGAGGCGGAAGACCGGCGTATAGCCCTTGGCGCGAGCAACCCGGATCGCCTTGGCGATGTCGCCAGCAAGCACGTCCATGAAGTTGGCGCGGTCAGTGAAGAACAGGCGAGTTTTGCGGATGCGAGCGTTCTGGATTGCGTTTCGCTTGCCAGCAGCAACGTCCTCCGCAGTGAGGATACCGACGCCAGCAGCGATGCCGCCCCGCCCCGCAGTGTTGAGGCATGCGGCCTTGCAGCCAGCAGTGGCCATCGGACAGGTGTTGAAGCCAGACAGAGAGGCGGGCGAGAGGTGCAGAATGAACGTCCAGAAGCCAGCGCCCCGCCCCTTGTTAATTTTGGGATTGGACGGCGAGAGAAGGCGGAAGTTGTTAGACACGGGATAGTTGGCGAGCTTGGCGGCCATCAATGCACGGGTCGTCATGTGTAGAACCTCTATGGTTGGCAGGTGATGGAGCGACAACAGCGCCGCCCCGGTGTCCATAGAGGTAGTCAATCTACGATCATAGGTCAACTATTATTTTCGATAGTCGCGAACTATTTTATAAGCCGTTGTCGCGACTCGACTATTTGCGCCCCGTCTCGAGACTTGGTAGGCGTTCGATCATGTCAGACAGAGCAAAACAACTGATTGCAGGGCTTGCGGTAGCGTTAGGCGTCGCGGCTTTGCTCGCATTCAATGACGCCCATGTTCGCGCCGATGGTGGACGCTATGACGCTGGCGGTATCTGGCGAGCACGGTGACACAAATCACCCTGGCCCCATGCCCTGCTAGGTGCGCCCTCGGTGCCTGTGAGGTGCGCCCTCGCGAGGCTTGCCGAGTGGCCAGCGGTGCACGTGCTCAGTGTCAAACTGACACTTTTTGTCCCGCCGCAACATTCTTTCGCGGTGCGCCCTCGGTGCCTGTGATGGTGCGCCCTCGGTGACACGCTAGGACGGCCAATGGTGCGCCCTCGGTGCGCCCTACGGTTAGGCCATGCCCCGCCCCTCGGTGCGCCCTCGGTGCCTGTGAGGTGCGCCCTCGGTGCCTGTGATGGTGCACGGTAGGTGCACGTGAGGCAAAGACACTGATAGGGAAATGAAAGCGAGCGAGCCGCACTAGCCGGGCCCCTCGCGTGCACCTAACCCGCCCCTATCGTGCATCAAGCGGATACTGTATCCCGCGCCACCCCAATGATTTCAATGGGTTAGCCTATGGTGGTGACAAGGTGCGGTGACAATGGGCACGGCAGGCGGCCCGATTGCGGCCGGATCGAGGGGCCTAGGGGGGAACGCGCGGCCGATAGGGTTCGAGCCTGCCCTTCAGAGATTTGCGCCAACTATCCGGGGAACCTCAGTGGCACTTGACGTGCGCCTCTGGGAAACTATCTATTCCCGTAGCCAGTCCACGAGCGGCAGGCGTGTGTGCGTTCTTTCGGAGTGCCCGAGGGTTTGGTGCGGGCGATTGGAAGGCCACTGTACGGGCTCCTGTGGAGCTTCTGAGGTGCAGTGGAGTTGACAAGCCCCGAGACGAGCGACAGCGAGTTCTCGGGGCCCCTTACGATGACATTGGAGGTCTGGGAATGCCTAAGCGTCGGCAGTTGCACGGTCGTATCCTCACTCGACTGGGGGAACAGGGATGTGGCTACATCGAGAGTGGTGAAGGTGGGTTCCTGGCTGTGAGTGGCGAAGGAACTTTTCACGCGGCGCTCACTCCTGCTGAGCTGATCGAGCTGGGGACCGAGCTGGTCATGCACGGCACTGAGATGCTGTCCAAGTTGGCCAAGGATCGTAAGCCGGTCTCTAAGGGGTCTGATCGTCATGGTGGCCCCCACAAGGGACTTCAGTCATAGGGAACTAAACCCTAGACCAACTACGGTACACTTCAGTGTACTATAGTAGGAACCGGGAGGGGGCCTTAAGGCGATACTGCAACCTAATTCAGTATCCTTTAGTTACCGCCCCCTCCCCTGTTCCATTACCGTCTCCGGCCGCTCATGATCGAGCTGGCGAAGCGGTCACCGGAACCGCCATTGAAGCGGTCGGCCCCGATTACCTGAGACATGAACTTCTCCAGCTCCGCGTCCACAAGGGCCTCACGGTGCTCCAGATGCGCCTTCTCGGCGTCCCGGTTCATGAACTCGGTCCAGTGCGCCACCGCACCAGCGACCGCGTCTAGCCTGTCGTCGTGCTTCAGAGCGCCACGGTCCCGCGTGATGCGGGTGAGCTGGTACATCAGCCGGTAAGCCTGCTGGTTCTCGGCCGTGTAGCTCTCGGTGGACCTGTAGTCCTTCTCGATCACAGAAGGGCACACCACGAGCCTGTGCTGGTTCATGATGGGCTCCAGCGTGTCGATGATCCTCATCTCCTTCTGGACCTTAGCCCACTCAGCGTCCTTTACTTCCACGGGATAGGTCTTCTGAGCGACCGCCCCGAGGAGCTGGGTGAACATGCCGCCGCCGTAGTTGGGCTCGCAGAGGATCAGGTTCACGTGCTGCCGCCGCGCGGCCATGCAGATGCTGGTCAGGGTCTTCTCGTCGTAGCCGCCGAGGAACGCCCCGATGTCCGTGAGGAACAGGCGACCGTGCAGCATCTTGACGACGGCGTAGGTGGTTTCGTCCTTGCCGCGACCGGAGGGGTCAACGAACATGACGGAACCCTCGTACTCCAGATACTCCTTCGAGACGAAGATCGGGCGGTAGTAGTGGTCGCCGTTCAGGCCGACCGCTGGGACTTCGTCGAAGATTTGATCCGGCCCCGCCGCCCACGCCAGATCGCTTGGAGCACGTAGGGGATCAAGGGGGAGCACAACAAGATCGCGAAGCCTAAGAGGGTATCTGTCCGCATCTGAGAGACTGGTGTCCAGTTGGAATTGAAGGGCGAAGCCCGAGCGCCCGTAGGACATCTCGCGCTCCATCAGGTCCTCGTCGGAGAACCGATCAGGGTCCGTCGAGTGGCCTTCTAGGTGTGGGTGCTTGTCGAGGATGTTGGAGATGAACGGTGCCAGCTTGACGCCGTACTTCTCGCGCTTGTCCGAGGTCGGATACCTGGCTGGCCAGATTCGGACCACGTAGCCACGCTCAGGGAGCGCGTTGTAGAGCGACTGCTCGCACTGAGGAGTGCCGAGGTAGATCACGCGACCACCCGGCTTGAGCACCGCGTCGAACTCCTTCACCAGCTCGCCCAGCTTGTCGCGGAGCGCCTGCGTAGCGGAGTTGCCCACGACCTCGATGTCGTCGGCGATGATGTAGTCTGCGCGGGAGCCCGTGAGCTGGCCGGTGATACCAACCGACTTCACCGAGGGCGAATGGTCAGGCTTGGCCGGGCCAACGTCGAAGGCGATCTTGGAGGACCGCTGGTCGTCGTGGGGGCGCAGGAAGTTGAGCAGCTCGATGTCGTTGATGAGCCGCAGGGTGAAGGTGCTGAAGTCGTCGGCGCGGTTCTTCGACGCCGAGACCACCATGATCTTTAGCTGCGGGTTGCAGTAGAGCAGCCAGCACACGAAGGCGCTGGTGACCCAGCTCTTGCCGACACCACGGAACGCTTCGATGACGGAGCGGCGTGGGCCGTGCTGTAGGAACTTGGCGATGTCGTACTGGACTGGCGTGGGCTTCGGGAGCCCGAGGTGTTGCCACACCATCCAGAGGAAGTTGCGGAAGTCCGCCTTCAGGGGATCAGCAGCGGTGTGACTGCTGGTCCCCATCAGGTGGGCCTTAGTGGCCTTGCTCATTGAGCCTTTCGGTTATGCGTAGCGCTTGCGACAGCCGAAGCGGCGGATGCGGATGGTGGCCGAGCCTGCGCCCGCGCCAACCGCTTTCAGGTGACAAGTCACCCAGCTCTTGGTCGTGTAGAGCGGGACCGGCAGCTTCTCGGTCTGCAAGTTCACCTTGTAGCCTTCGGTGGTCGCTGCACCCCAGCCGGGGCCGGAGCAGTAGCCGTCCATCGCGGTGACGGCGGTTCTGCCATCAGGTGCGCCGGAGCCGTTCGACTGCATGTACAGCGTGACGCCTGCGAGGTTCGAGGAGCCTGCATCAACCACGACTTCGGCCGAAGCCTGAAGGATGTCGCCGGGGGACCAGTTGGCCGGGACCACGTCCTGAATGAGGCGCACCTCTTCACCGGCCGCAGTGAACGTGCACTGGATGATCTGCTCCTTGACGCCCGAGCCATCGCTGGCCGTGCCGACAGAGTAGACGCCAGTCGCGTTGCCGGAGCGCTGGCTGCTCCAGAAGCCGCAGATAGTGCCGCTGGCGCCCGCGCCCACGACGCCGCCCGCTTGGTTGGCCATCATGGGGTTTCTCAGCAGGTTCACCACCGAGATGTCGGGCACCTCGACGGAGCTGCGGAAGCCGTGCGGACGCGGGGGCATGATCGCGGTGAGCAGCGTGGCGAACGCCTTACCGGCCAAGTACGCGCTCGCTAGGTTCTCGTGCGTGCCGTCCAGCGAGGTGACCAGCGTGATGGCGGTCGTCGAGGCGTTGGTGCCGTCCCAGATCGCAGCCGGAAGGTCGAACAGGACCAGACCGGGACACGTCTCTGCGTACTCGCGAGCCTTCTCGTTCAGGATCGCCAACTGGACGATCATCGCCGTGGTGAAGTTGGTCGCACCGGGTTCGAGCGTGTAGATGACGTGCATGCCGCGAGCGACGGCGGCGTCGATCATGGTCTTGATGTTCGTCCAAGCCGTGATGCCCGAGGTCGTCGCCGAGGGATACGCCTGACCGATGTCGTTGCAGCCCGCGTGGATGTAGAGCCACTTCGCGCCGGTCGCGAGAGCTGCGGGGAGCCGCGCGAGGATTTGGTCAGTGCGGTCGCCGGAGACGCCGAGGTTCTTCACAAGCACTGCGCGGTTGCCCGCGAGCGCGTTACCGATGGTGAAGTGGTTCTGGGCGTTCTTGTTCTGGAAGGTGCTGTCGGCGTGGATTTGAGCCACGCGGCTGTCGCCGAGGCCAACCACGGTGTTCAGGTTGAAGCGCGTTGCAGCGGTGCTGCCGAGGAGCCCCGCCTTGTAGAGCGCAAGCGTGCTATCGACAGCGATGTTGTCAGAGTTCATTCGTCTTCTTCATCGTCAGAGTTGAACGGGAGTTGGGCAGCGAGCTGACCGAGCGGGTTCGCCTCAGTGGCGATGCCGTCGATGCCGTTGTCCTTGAGAAACTGTCGGGCCACGGAGAGGTCTGCGGCAGTGGCCGTGCCGTCTTTGATCTTGTCAGCGAGCGCCGATGCGAGGATGCCGTGAAGCATCTCCATCAGCGACGCGGACGCTTTGCCTTGCGCCAATTATAAATCCTTGACCCAGTACAGGCCGGTCGTGAGGCCCCAGCGCCAGCCGGGCTCGAACAAGCGGTAGCCTGCGCGGATGAGATTGTTGGAGGACTGCACGTTGTGGAATGCAGTGTCGGTGATCATCTGCGTCCATCCGTTGCGCCTAGCCTGCGCTTCACGGACCTTGATCAGTTTCCGTTGCAGGCCCCTGCCGCGATACTTGGCGAGAATGCCAGCACGCTTCAGGTAGCCCACGTCGGGGGCCAGGGTGGATTGGACGAGGCAGGCGAAGCCCACAGGATCTGAATTGTCGTAGACCACCCAGTGGTGGCCGTAGTGCGTTTCGATCAGTGGTGCGCTGTCGCCGAAGCATTCGTCGTGGAGGCGGTTCAGAAGGTCTTGCTTCTTCGCGCCATCCACTTGACGGATACGCAGCTTCACTCGCCAGTGCCGCGCCAGCGGTCCCAGAGCTTGAAGCCGACTTGGATCACGATCCACCCGATACCGAAGGCCGGAGCCCACTCAGCACAGGTGGCGGAGATTGAGTGCAACGAAGGGAGCCAGAACGGGAGCGTGATTGCGCTCACCGCCGTGGCGTTCGTTGCGTTGTCGAGCTGGATCACAGCGACCTTGCGAGGGCGAACAGACCATCGAGATCGGCGTCGCTCTTGTTGAGAGCGCGGGCCGCTGCGATGATCAGCTCGTTGTCGCGCAAGAACTCGCTGGCGTAGGTCCAGCTATCCTGCACGGTGATGTCCTGCTGCTGCACGTAGGTCTCGACCGCTTGGCGCAATCCCATCTGGGAAAGGGCGAGGCGGATTTGCCGAGGCGTAACGGGAGGGACAGGGGCGTCCACGAGGGTGTGGACTTGCCGCACGACGCCAGAGGCATCGCGGGCGAACGTGAAGTCGGTGCTCAGCTTCCCGTCAGGGACAGGCGTCGGCGACACGCGGTAGACGTTGATGAACTCCAGCTCATCGTCAGACCACAGTGAAGTGATCTGCCACGGGTGCTGAACGCCATCGGCGGACACGATGGTCTCACCGGGCGTCAGCTCCGCGAACTGGTTGAGTTTGGTCTCTACGACCACGAACATGGGTTAGCTCCAAGAGATGTAGACTGCTCCGGCAGAGCCGGGTTGCGGGTAGGTGTAGACAGCGGGCGTCCAATTGGGGAACGTGCCCGCAGCGCCGCCGCCGCCGACGACGATGGTCAGCGTCTGCCTCGGCTGCACGATCAACTGCTGCTTCGTGAATGTGCGGACAGAACGACCGCCGTAGCCGCCGTTACCGCCGACGCTGCGCGGGTTCGGGTTGTAGCCACCGTGGATGTTCGCACCCACGCCACCGGCCGCGCCGCCGCCAGTGATGTTGCTGTCCCCGTTCACGGCTGGGCCGTTGGCACCAGCAGCGCCGTCGTACCATGTGAAGCTGCCGCTGTAGGTGTCAGGCTGTCCGCCGTCACCGGCGTAGCCCACCATACTGGCCCAGCCGGGGATGGTGACGTAGGACTGACTGCCCGCCCCACCGGCAGTGCCGTAGCCCTGCGGAGATAGCGTGCCAGCGCCGCCGCCCCCACCGCCGCCACCGCGCACGTCGATGACGAACGTGTTGAAGTTGGCGGGGACTGTGAGGCTGTAGGTGCCGGGCGAGGTGTAGCTCGCGCTACCGGGGACGATGGGGAACCCCCGCCACGGCAATCTGCGCCGCAGCGAGGGCAGGATCAGATGATCCATCAGCTATTCTTCCAGCCGGTCGCCTGCCACTGTGTGTGCGGCCCGACGTAGACGCCTGAGAAGACGACAGCCCAACCGTTGGCCGCCGTAGCGACAGTCGGTGCGATGCCATCGGGGAAGCGGATGTTGGTGTTCCAGCTCACCGAGCGACCGCCCGCG